GGTTTTTGGTGGTCAATCTAATACAGCATCTGGAACTTACAGCGCAGTTGTTGGTGGCGCATCTAATGTTGCATCAGGCTCTTTCTCTGCTGTCTATGCTGGAAATTCAAATACAGCAAATAGTTCTAATTCAACTGTAGTTGGTAGTTCTTACGGCACGACAAGATCAATAAATGGAAATTTTGTCACGCCTGCAAGTGACGGGCCCATTGCTTCATCAGCGGGGCGGCAGCAACTTGCAACATTGTTACTTGGCCGTCAAACCACAAACGCAACCGCTACAGTTTTAACAAGTAACAGTTCTGCGGCAGGAACAACAAATCAAGTAATTCTGCCTAACAACAGCGCCTACACATTCCAAGGCACTTGCATTGCTAACGTAACTGGTGGTGGTACTACATCAGGCTGGAAGTTTGAAGGCGTAATTAAGCGCGGCGCTAACGCTGCGTCAACTGCTCTTGTGGCCGCAGTTACGCCAACTGTTATTGCCCAAGATGTTGCCGCTGCTACTTGGGTTTTGGCAATTACTGCTGACACAACAAACGGCGGTATTGCTGTGACTGTCACCGGCGCAGCGGCGACCACAATCCGCTGGGTAGTACAAATCGAAACAACTGAGGTGACCTTCTAATGGCTCTGAAAATCTCCATCCAAAACAGTAACGTAGGCGTACCGTTTACGGAGGCTTACGCCCGTATCACCAACATTTTTGGCAACAAAGATCAGGTGCAGTACCAAGTCAGCGTCAGCGCCAATGCTGATGCTCGTCACGCAAACGCACAGGAGGTGGCGCAACACGCCTTCTACTGCGCTACTCCACAAGGCAACTTGATGGATGGTCTGTACGCCGATCTCAAGCAGCAAGTGGGATTTGCAGATGCAGAAGACTGTTGACAACTTTCTAAGTTTCTTCAGTTAAGGATTGCGAAATGGAAACGACTGAAATTGACCCAATCAAGTACGGTGTACTTTGGGAACGTGTCCAGAACATGGACAAAAAGATCGACAAGATGGAAGGTCAGATCGAGGAACTGCTAGCCCTGGCCAACAAGGGCAAAGGAGGTTTCTGGATTGGAATGACTATTGCCAGTTCAGTCGGTGCTGCTGTAGCATGGGTGGCCGGACACTTTAAAGGCGGCTGAAATGCTTGATCCCATAACCGCACTTGCTGCTATATCTTCAGCGGTCGAGCTTGTAAAAAAGGTCGCGGCGACGGTCGACGATGTGACGTCGCTCGGCCCGGTGCTGGGCAAGTACTTCGACGCCAAGGCCGACGCCATCGAGGTTGTCCAAAAGTCTCAGCAGGGCGAGTTCAAGGGGTCTGCGTTGGGTAAGGCGCTTGAGCTGGAGCTTGCAGTGGAGCAGGCCAAGGAGTTCGAGAATCAGATCAAGATGCTGTTTTTCCAGGCGAACAAGATGGACGTCTGGGCCAGAATTGCAGCTAGAGCGCAGAGGATGGAAGCAGACGCAGCACATGCTGCTAGGCGCAAAAAAGAGGCTGACAAACGCAAAAAAGAGGAAATGGACGAGCTTTTTATCATCCTTGTCGGCTTGTTAGTCGCCTTGGGATCGATTGCAGCCGTGATTTGGGCGCTTCTTGAAGGAATGAACCAGTGACTCCAGAGCTACAACGCTACTACGAAGACAGATTTGACCTGTTGTCACAGCCTGGATGGGCCGATTTGATGGAAGATGTTGACAATATGTTGGCATCTATGAACAATGTAAGTAGTATCCCTGACGAAAAAGCTTTACAATTTCGTAAAGGTGAGATTTCCATTCTTACTTGGCTAAAAACCTTGAAAAAGGTCAGCGAAGACGCATACGAGGACTTGAATGCGAAGAATGTATGAATTTGTCTGCGAATGCGGACAGCGCACTGAGAAGCTAGTTGGTTATGAGACAGCTACTGTTCAGTGTGGGTGTGGTGGCATCGCCCATCGCATCATGAGTGCTCCTAAATTCAAACTTGAAGGATGGTCTGGTGCTTTCCCGAGCGAACATGGTCGGTTTGAGCGCAAGCACATCGAAAAGTTGAACGCGGAGCGCAAAGCCAACTCATAAGTCATTGGACCGAGTTGAATCTCCTACAACCATTTTTGGCAGGAAAAAACATGCTGATTGACAAAGAACCTGACGAGCTAGGCGAACTGGAAATTGAGGAATCGAAGTCCGGACTCCCTGAGAAATACAGGGATAAAAGTTTGGAGGACATCATTCGGATGCACCAAGAGGCTGAAAAGCTGATTGGTAAACAGGCCCAAGAGGTCGGTGAAGTCCGAAAACTCGCAGATGAGCTTATAAAGCAGAATATCAGTTCTAAGCAACCAGCAAAACAGGAAGAACCTGAAGTAGACTTCTTTGAGAATCCTCAAAAGGCGGTTCAGGCAACCATAGAGAAGCATCCTGATGTCCTTGCTGCCCGTCAGGCCAGCATGGAGTTCAAGAGGCTGCAGATTCAGCAGAAGCTGACGCAAGAGCATCCCGACTACACACAAGTGGTTGGCGACTCGGAGTTCCAGAACTGGGTGAAAGGTTCATCCGTTCGTTTGGCACTTTACGCAAAAGCCGATTCTGAGTTTGACTATGACTCTGCCAACGAACTGTTGTCGACCTTCAAGCAACTGCGCGGGGTGAAGTCCAAGCAAGCAGAGCAAGCAAGCGATGCAAGTAGGGCTAAATCAATGAAAGCCGCACAAGTTGATGTGGGTGGATCTGGAGAGAGTTCTAAGAGGGTTTATAGACGCGCCGACCTGATTCGGCTGAAAATGACGGACCCTGCCAGGTATGAGGCTTTGAGTGACGAGATCATGCAAGCCTATTCCGAGGGGCGAGTCAAGTAAACAACCTTTGTTTCTTGGAGATTTAACATGCCTAATACCGCATTTGCACCTAATAACTCAGTAACCACCACCTCTGCAGCGAATTTCATCCCCGAAATTTGGAGTGATGAAATTGTTGCCGCCTTTAAAAAGAACCTCGTTCTGGCCAATCTGGTCAAGCGGATGTCTTTCAAAGGCAAGAAGGGTGACACCGTTAACATCCCGTCCCCCGCTCGTGGCACCGCCAACGCTAAGGTGGCTACCGATGCCGTTACTCTGATTGCAGAGAGCGACACCAACATTCAAGTGCTGATCAACAAGCACTTTGAGTACAGCCGCTTGATCGAGGACATCGTTGAAGTGCAAGCCCTGACCAGCCTGCGTGCTTTCTACACGGAAGACGCTGGTTACGCCCTGGCTCGTCGCATGGACACGGATCTGGTTCAGCTTGGTCGTGCATTCAATGGCGCAACCATTGGCACGAACGACTACGCTACCAGCAACACCTCGACCAAGGCGTTCATCGGCTCTGATGGCACGACTGCTTACAACAGCACCTCGTCCAACGCTGCCGCTCTGACTGATGCTGCTATCCGTCGCACCATTCAGCGCCTGGATGACAACGACGTTCCTATGGACGGCCGTTTCTTCCTGATCCCCCCGTCGAGCCGCAACACCCTGATGGGTCTGGCCCGTTACACCGAGCAGGCATTCGTTGGCAACGGCGATGCTATCCGCAACGGTGAGATTGGCCAACTGTACGGCATGGCAGTGTTCTCTTCGTCGAACGCTGACACTGGTGCTGGTAACTCTGGCGCTGACCGTATCTGCCTGATGGGCCACCGCGATGCGATGGTTCTGGTTGAGCAGCTTGGCATCCGTTCGCAGACTCAGTACAAGCAAGAGTACCTGGGCACCCTGTTCACCGCTGACACGATCTACGGTGTGAAGGCTCTGCGTACGAACGCTACCAGCACTGCTGCTGACGCTTCCGCTGCTTTTGCCCTGGCTGTTCCGGCCTAATTGCAGTTGTCCCCTCCCCTTCGGGGGAGGGATCTTTTTCTTATAGGAGATTGAAATGGCTGCTGCAACCGCTGTTGTTTCCCGTCGTGGAAACGATCAATTCCGGGGCTTGTTCTCGGATACCTGGGAAGTGCAATGTACCCTGAACTCGGCTTCTGTGGCTGATCAGGCTGCTGCAACGGATACGGTCACTGTTCCTGGTGTGGCACTTGGTGATATGGTTATCGGCATGTCTGCTGGTGTAGACGAGGCGGGTCTTGTCCGTCGCGCTTATATTTCTGCAGCCAACACCGTGACCATTGCTACGACCAATACCACTGGTGGTGCTGTTGATCTTGCGTCGACCACTGTTACGCTCATTATCGGGCGCGCTGTGTAAGGACGGGGGGCCAAAAGCCCCCTGTTTTCTTCTTTGGAGGTGTAAATGGTTCCTCAGACTTTTCCCTCTAACAACGGGAAGATGGTTGTTTTCAAGATCACGACTCTTACAGGTCTGACTCGTTGGTCCGATTACATCCCCGTCAAAACTGCCGGTTCTCCTGGAATTCTCAATTCCTATGATGGGAACATTGACGCAGACATCCTTGGGTCAATCACTGGCAAGAAAGCCTGGATTGACTACATCCCTGTTTACGAAGACGCATCAGCAACCAAAGCATGGCTTGTGAGTGCTGATGGGTACATCCCTATCTACGGATAAGACAATGGCAACCTATCGTTGTTTGGCAAGTGGCAATACGGTTTCGTTCACTTACACGCACGACATTGAGTCCATGAAAGGTCACGCTGGCTACATTCAGATTGATGAGCCAGAGCCTCAACAGGAAGAAAGCCGTCCTCTTCCTATGACTGCCCCTGTGGTGGCCAAAAAGCCCGGACGACCCCCTAAACCCAAGGAGAAATGAAATGCCGATGGTTGGAGATAAAAAGTTCCCTTACACCGCTAAGGGCAAAAAGGAGGCTAAAGCCTATGGAGCCAAGAAAGCTATGCCTGTGGCGGTCATGGTTGCCATTAGCCGTCCTAAGATGGCCGCTAAAAAGATGCCCAAGGGCAAAATGAAGTGAAAACCAAGGCTGAGAAGAAAATCTCCCGTGTAATGCGGGAGTACAAGGCTGGGAAGCTGCACTCTGGGTCGAAGAAAGGCCCAGAAGTGACCTCTCGCAAGCAAGCCATTGCCATTGCACTGTCTGAGGCCGGGAAATCCCGGAAGAAGAAGTGAAAGAGGTCTGGGACAAGAAGCGTCCAAAAGCCTTGGGCGCTCCTAAACCTCTGACTCCTGCTAAAAAGGCTGCTGCAAAAAAGATGGCTAAGGCTGCTGGTCGGCCTTATCCTAATCTGATTGACAATATTCGTGCGGCGAGGAAGAAATGAAGACTGCTGCCTGGACTCGAAAAGAGGGTAAAAATCCTGCTGGAGGGCTTAACGCCAAAGGCAGAAAGTCCTATAATGAGTCTACAGGCGGGGATCTCAAACCTCCTGTCAAATCAGGCGATAACCCACGAAGGGCCTCCTTCCTAGCGCGTATGGGCAATATGCCCGGGCCTGAGTACAAGAATGGCGAACCCACTCGTCTTCTTCTGTCCCTCCGAGCCTGGGGCGCATCGTCCAAAGCAGATGCAAGGTCGAAAGCTAAGGCGATCTCAGCGAGGAACAAAAAGTGAGGCCACTCTCGGTTGGTAGAAATCTAACTGCTGCTACAACTACAACGTTGTACACAGTGCCAACCGGCTATTATGCTAGGTGTGTCCTTCTGCACGCATCGAATAATGGGACCTCAAACAAGCACATAAGTTTTAGCTGGTATGACTCAAGTGCCGCTGCCACCATCCAGATTACGACTGAGTTCACACTTTCTGCTAAATCAACGCTTGCCGAGATTGATGTCAACCAGTACTTTGTTCTTGAAGAGGGTGACTACATCACTACGATTTCAGAATCTGGTTCGACTATTTCTGTGATCGCCACGTTTGAAGAGATAGGATTGACACGGCAATGACCTACCTAGAACTCATCAATGATGTGCTGATTAGGCTGCGGGAGACTACCGTATCTACCAGCACGGAAACGACCTACTCCACTCTGGTTGGCAAGTTTGTCAATGATGCAAAGCGCCAAATCGAGGATTCCTACGCCTGGAACGTGTTGGGGCAGACTCTGACGTTCAACACCGTTGGCGGCACCTATATCTACTCGATGACTGGTGCTGGTCAAAAGTTCCAAGTGATGGACGCACTCAATGTAACGTCCAATGTTGGCTTGCGAAACATCAGTTTTGTGGAGATGAACCGTCTGCAAAACTTCTCAACTCCGCTCTCTGGGATTCCAGAGGCCTATTCGTTTGATGGTGTTGATGGCAATGGCGACACTAAAGTAGTGCTGTTTGGTCGGCCAGATGGTGTCTACACAATGAACTTCAGCCTGACTGTGCCGCAGGCTACGCTGTCGTCGGACAGTACATCTGTACTGGTTCCAGACGTTCTGGTGGTACAGAATGCCTATGCTCGTGCCCTGGTGGAGCGCGGGGAAGATGGTGGGTTAGCTTCATCTGAGGCTTACCAGCTTTATAGAGCCATGCTAGCAGATTACATTGCTCTTGAAAGCACTCGGTATCCTGAGAACCAAGAATTTGTTGCGATATGAGTGAGCAACTTCAGATTGCCAGCATCTCAGCCCCAGGCTTCTTTGGGCTGAAAAGTGTTGCTGCGTCTATGCTTGTGTGCTCTCATTGCAAAAAACAAAAATTATCCAACGAATTCCCCAGAGCAACTAACAAGCCAAGGGGATTTGCTTGGATTTGCAAGCAATGTAAAAAAACAAAACTGCTACAAAAGAAAGCATCCATGTCAAAAGACGATTGGATGCTCTTGAATCGAAAATATTGGCTTAAATCACAATACAATTTGTCACTAGAAGAGTACAACGAAAAGCTAAAAAATCAAGAACATAAGTGCGCTATATGCAGATGTGATGAAACTGAAGCGTTCAAAGGTTTGTTATTTGTAGATCATTGTCACAAGACTAATAAGGTTAGAGGTTTGTTGTGTCATCATTGCAACACGGCTCT